GATGGGGAAGCGTATTAAGAAAGATAAATCTACCACTTCCAGGTGGAGCAAATTTAAATGGTCAAGAGATTTATAACGAAGCCGTTGCTGATATTGCAACTCTCAGAGCAGAATTGATTCGTTCATTCTCAATTCCCGCTGGTATGATGATAAATTAATTGTGTCAAAATTAAGGCAGCTAATAAATACTTCTGTAGATTAATTTTTATAGGAGTATTTTTTATGACTGGATTCGTATATATCTGGCATGACAAAAAACATAATCGTTACTATATCGGCTCTCATTGGGGTACTGAAGATGATGGGTATATCTGCTCATCTCATTGGATGCTAAGAGCTTACTCTAGGAGACCACAAGACTTTAAAAGACGAATCATAAAAAGAAATATTCAAACAAAAATTGAAGTATTCTCTATTGAACAATATTTTTTAAGTATGATAAAAAAAGAAGAAATAAAAACACGATATTATAATCTCAACACCACAAATGCCAAAAATCACTGGTTTGGTAATGAAGAGAGAACAAAAACCGTTTCTGAAAAAATCTCCATAGCTCTTACTGGCAGAAAGCAATCTAAAGAAACAAAACAAAAGCGATCTACTTCTCTCCAAGGACATTCAGTTTCAGAACATACTCGCCAAAGAGCTTCTGAAACTCATAAAAACAAAATACTGTCAGAAGAGACTCTTGAAAAGCTAAAGCCAACCCAATTCAAAAAAGGCCAAATAGCCCATAATAAAGGCAAAGAAGCTGATGAAGAAACTAAGCTTCGCCTCAAACAGATGAATGAAAATAATATATGGATTACTAATGGCACAGAATCTAAAAAAATAAAAACATATGTTATCATTCCTCAAGGATGGCAAAGAGGCAGAATTATAAAATGGAAGACTAAGAATAAATATATGAAATAACCAGGAATACTCAATGTTAGATAATTACATTAACCCATTTTTTTCAAAATTCACAAACGTTCAAGAGCAGGAACTATATCAAGATATAATAGTTGAGGCCATTGGTATATATGGCATGGAAGTTTACTATATCCCTCGTAATCTTGTTAACTTTGATCAACTTTACTTAACAGACGACCAATCAACCTATACTACACCAATTCAAGTTCCAATTTTTATTGAAAACGTTGATGGATTTCAGGGGCAAAAGGATATTTTTACAAAGTTTGGCCTTGAGATAAGGGATCAGGTAACATTGTCAATGGCGAAGAGAACCTTTGATCGTGTCATTAAACCTATCACTGGCCAAGAAAGACCCCTGGAAGGTGATCTTATATATTTCACAGTGAACAAGAAGGTCTTTCAGATAAAATTCACCAACAATAAGGAAATCTTCTATCCTCTAGGTGTTCTGCCTTTGTTTAGGCTCACACTAGAATTATTAGAATATTCTGATGAGACATTCAATACTGGCATCCCAGAGATTGATGAACTTCAACGAGTTGCTTCTCTTAATGTTCTCGATAATGTCTATACATCAGAATCAGGAAATATACTCACTACTGAAAATAATGATAAGCTTACAGTAGAGAAATATGATGAGCAAAATATTGATCCTGTGGCTGATACATCCTACCTAAATAAAGAAGAAGTAGGTGTGTTGGACTTCTCAGAAACCAATGCTTTCGGCTATGCGGAGGACAATTAATGCTTCAGAATGACCCATTTTATTTTTCCACTATTAGAAAGTATATTGTGATCTTTGGATCATGCTTCAATAATATTGTTATCAATAGATTTGATGCTAATAATAACATAACCCAAGTTATAAACACACCAGTAATTTATGCTCAAAAAGAGAAGATGCTTGCCAGAGTCGTTGGCGATCCTGATATTAACCGTAAGGATGCTATTATTCTTCCTGCCATCTCCTTTGAAATTAAGGATATGGTCTATGACACCAACAGAAAATTTAATACCATCGATAGATATGCTTCAAATCTATCAAATACTTCTGTCAATTTCAGCTACTCTCCTGTCCCTTATGACATTCACTTCAACGTCTACATATATGTGAAAAATAATGAGGACGCAGCCAAGATTATAGAGCAGATTCTTCCATTCTTTACTCCTGATTTCACAGTCAAGGCGACTATGTTTCCTAATATTCCCTCTGTTGCTGTTCCGATTATTCTTAATGGCGTTCAGATTGATGATAATAATGATTCGGATTTCAAGAATAGAAGAGTGCTAATTTGGAATCTTGGCTTTACTCTTCAGGCATTATTCTATGGTCCTGTCAAGACTTCACCAGTAATTAACTTTACTAACGTCGCCATCGGCGTGTGGGAAGGCAATAATGCTCCCACCCTATTCAAAGAATTTGGCCTGGAAGATATTTCAGACTTTGCTAATACATATACCATCAACACAAATACAGCAGTTACAGATAATAGCGCTGGAATCTTTATTACAACTTCCTCCAACCTAACTGGTAACGTCGCCTAATGAAAAGCTTCAAGAAGATCGCCTCAGATAAAAAGTTAAACTGTATACACGCCTCAATTCATGGGAAGGCAGAGCATTTTGATATCTCCGAAGCTATTGCAACCAATGATGAAATTAAGAGTAATTTTGAATTAGCTGGCAGGCTTACTAAACATTATTCTGGTTTATTAACTGACAAGACAGCAAAATCAAACATTACAAATTATACTGAGCATTCTCACTATATAAACACATATCTTTGGAGCAAGCATAAGCAGCCAGATAGCTATAAAAAAACTAATGAATTTAATTCTATAGATAAGCACGCAGAATCTACGATAAAAAATATAAATAAAATTCTGCATTCCCACAAATCTCCAGAAAATATGACGGTATGGTCATCTAGTATTCATGATCCTGAAAAATTGAAAAATAAAGAAGGAATCGTTCATCATCCTGCTTTTCTTTCAACTTCTACCTATAGACATGTGGCTCTCAATCGTGATATAAATCAGGTTGATGATAAAGATTATAATTTACACCATCATGTGTATAAGATACATGTTCCTCAAGGATCGCCAGGAGCCTATGTAGATCATATTAGCAAATATCCCGGAGAATATGAGTTTTTACTTCCTAGCGGCCAAAACCTTAGACATATCAAAACAACAACAACCCATACTCCATATAAACACTATAGTTTTGGTATGAAGAAAAAATATCTCCACATTCACGAAATGGAACTGCAAAATGAATAATTTCAGAGCATTCCTTAATGAAGATGCTGAATATGATAGAATTCATGAGCAAGGTGAAAGACTAGAGAAGGAGCATCCTTTCTCGCAGACTGATGAGAATATTGCTCATCATTATACCAATAAATCAACTCATATCAACAGCCATCTTTGGAATAAACATAAAGATTTAGGCTATAAGAAAGAATTTGGCAATACGGTAGATGGTATTACATATAAGGATAGTGACTATAAGCAACTGATTGGTAGTCTGGATAAAATAACAAACCATAAAACGCCTGAAGACCTTAAAGTCTGGTCAAAATCAATTCATGATCCTAGAGACCTAAAAGATTCCAAGGGAATTGTGCATCATCCTGCCTATATGTCAACTTCTCTAAGTAAAACGGTGGCATCTGGGCTTAAGTGGAATGAAAGAGTAGACTCAAAGGGCATTACCCATCACCATGTATATGAAATAAATATACCTAAAGGCTCAAAGGGAGCTTATCTAGGAAGACGTTCGGCGTGCCCTACTCAAAGAGAGTTTCTTCTGGCCAGAGGAACAAATTTAAAGTATATTGATACACACACACAAGAAGATAAAAACAATAACTATCATACCCACTATATGGACGTAATAAATGGAAAGTAAACAAACACCAATGGAAATTGCTCTGAATCTAACACCGGCTTTACAGCCTAATTATATTCAATCTGTTGAGGACATGCAGAAAGATGTTAACAACGATGCGGCTATCCGAGATTTTGAGCAGGCTCGTTCTAATATTATTTCTATTATTTCTATTGGCTCTGAAGCTATTGCACAACTTGGTGAACTTGCCCACGCCTCACAACTTCCGGGCCACTATGAGGTCTTATCTAAGCTTATTAAAGATTTATCTGACACTTCTGAAAAATTACTAAAAACCCACGAACAACTCGAAAGAATTGTTAATAAGAAGTCTAATAAGAAACTTGGTGATGATAAATCTAATGTTAATGTATTTGTTTCTACCAGCGAAATTGCTGCGGCTTTAAAGGAATTAGATACCAAGAAATGAAATCCCTAAGACAGATCATCACAGAAAGCATGGAAGATATTGGGGAAGGTATCTCTCCAGATCAATTCAAAAAGGATATCAAGTCTGGTGCCAAAACAAATTATGATAAAGATTTACATGAACATGCTCAGAAAAACCTAACAGGTGACATTTCTCATATTGATACCAATGGAAGACGCAGTATTCAAAGATGGACTGAAGCTGATGGTTACAAAGCCATTAATGGGCATCTAAGAGGACATAATAATCCAATGGGCAAGGCTCTCGCAGAACATCTTGAAAAGGCTGTTGCTGGCCATTCCTTACCTAATTCTGTTTGGGCTTATAGAGGAATTCATGAGCCACATGCTGACAATCTAAAATCATTAAAGACTGGAGATGTATTTCATAATGCTGGATTTGCTTCTACAACACTTGATCCTAAGAGAGCCACACATTTCGCCAGAGGAAGCGATATTCTTGCCATGCATCTTCCCAAGGGCGCTGCTGCCCTTTATGTAAGCCATCCTAAGCTTAATGGCCACACTTCTGAAAGAGAGATGCTTTTGAATCACGGTACACAATTTAGATATAGCCATTCAGAAACTATTCCTAATGTCCCAACCTATCATTATAGTGGTGAACCTACAGGAGAAACAAAATCTATCAGACTTCACCATGTTGAGATGATACCCAACAGCAAAGGTTCGATTCAAATAGACCGATGAAGAAACTCAAGAATATTCTAAACGAATTGGTGACGGTAGATGATTTTCTTAAGGATAATAAGAAGGAGTTGGCAGAAGTACAACCTTTACATGAAAAATTAACTAAACACTATTCTAATTTTAAAGATTTTCATAAAGAACACCTTATAAATTATAGTGATAGTTCTTGGGGAATTAATAATATGCTTTGGAAGCAACATAAAGGGCAACATCTTACAGCAGCCGATAAATATGACCTTAATTACGCTAACTCTCCAAAACTTGAACATCTCGATTCGGCCATGACACAACATAAAACTCCTTATAAGCTTACTGTCTATTCAGGTACCAAAATTGATCCTCGTGAAAAGATGAATAAGGATAAAATTGTGCATCATCCTGCTTTTCTTTCTGCATCTCTAGGATTTAGAACGGCGAGAGGATTTTCTAAGCAAGATGAAGTTGGTGACAAACACGTCATGGCTATTAATGTTCCTAAAGGTCATCCAGGAGCTTATATTAGTGATTTTTCACATTCTGGTGAAGAAAGAGAATTCTTACTTCCAAGAGGATCAAACCTAAAATATAATAAAACCGAAGAATCAATATATGAGCATCCTACACTTGGAAATCTAAAAGTTCATACTCACCACATGGATTTAGTGTAATGTTATTTTCCTTCAAGATGTTTGCTGGTAAAAAACCAATCTATGTTTGTCGTCCTCTTATCAATAAGAATGATATCAGGGTTTGGGCTGGCAGTCAGGGATTTAATACTACCTGTGAGGATATGCACGTAACAGAAGCTTCTTCCAAGACTCCTATCAAGTGGTCCTCGATCAAGGAAGATAATAATATAGTAAAAGTGTTTGATACCCATATGGAAGTAAAGAAGTTTGGAGATGCTTATGTGCTTGCATTTAAGTCACAGGATTTAGAGAATAGATTTCGTTATTTTAGAAATGCGGGCTGCTCCTATGAACATGGTGAATATAACCCACATATCACCATAAGTTATAGAGAACCTAAGAAAGATATCAAGGATATCAAACCATTTATTGGTTCTTTACAGTTTGGACCTGAAAAGTTTGAAAAATTAGATAATAATTGGAAGGCCAAGATTAAGGAGATTTAAAATGTCAAATAATGGTTTTGGATATCGAGGAAATCCAAATTTAAAACGTATAGGGGCTCGCCACGAATGGACCCCCGAATTAATTTTTGAATATAAAAAATGCAGAGACAACATAATATATTTTGCTGAGACGTATTATAAGGCTATTACTGAAGATGGTCTTGTAAATATTAAACTTCGATCTTATCAAAAAGAAATGTTAAAGTCAATGAAGGATAATCGTTTTACTATTTCTAATCAATCTCGTCAGTCAGGAAAAGCGATTTCTTTAGAAACTGATATATTAACTCCTCAAGGTTTCAAAAAATTTAAAAATATACATAGGGGGGACGAAATATATTCTATTGATGGAAAAACAACTAGGGTCACATTTGAAACAGAGATTATGCACAACCATAAGTGTTATGTTGTAGAGTTTGATAATGGTGAAAAAATAACTGCTGATGAAGACCACATTTGGAGAGTTGAAACAAAATCTTCTAAACTAGGCAAAAAAGCACAAAAAATACAAGATATTACAACTAAAAATTTAATACAACTTTTAGAAAGAAAAAAAACAACAGGGCAATCTGTCAGTATTAAAATTAGCGATCCAATTGAATATGAAAAAAAGGAAATTACGATTGATCCTTATATTTTAGGATTATGGCTAGGAGATGGCACTTCTGCAAACGGTTATATTACAGCACATGTAGATGATTTGAAATTTTATGAACAATTTTTAGATATTAAAAGTATATATACATATAAAACACACCCTAATGTAAGTAGTGTAAATATTCGTGATTTGTATCATAAATTAAATAAATTAAATCTATTAAAA